TCGATCTCCCGGGAGTTGGAGGACCTGAAGGACGTCACTGCGCCGATCAGGATGGTCAGGACGAGGTTCCAGAGTATTGTTGCTTCCATAAGTCACTCAACGCTTCCATGCCCGCAGGCTTTTGTTGATACGGCTGTTGGGATCTTTCAGTGCCGCGTACATCAAACGCCGCTGAGCATCGGATTTAACCGGCAATTTGCTTGCTCCGCATAGTATCTAACTTGGCTTCGATCCTGTCAAAGCGCTCCAGTAACTCTTTCATATCCGCCCGAAACTCAGACCTCGTTATGTGGTCACGGGCAATCTCTTCCCGCGTGCGGTTGAGCAGGATAGATATGCGGTCAAGCTCGCGGAATTTGGAAGACATGAAGAACGCCACTGCACCGATTAGGATGGTCAGGACGAGGTTCCAGAGTATTGTCGCTTCCATCTCAGCAGTTCCACTTTTTTAAGTATGCCGCAAGCTGTTCGGCACGGACAGAACTGTCTTGCACGTTGCCTGCGGCTAGATTACACCGCCCGCAAAGCAAATCGCGGACTTCATTGGAAGAATGGTTGTGGTCAACACAGGGGCGCTCTGAGGCCTTTCCTTCCATGTTGAATTGCGCGTTGCAACATGCGCATTTACCACCTTGCGCTAGCAGCATCTCTGCAAATTTTGCGGGTGAAATGCCGTATTTTGCTGGCAAGTTGTACTTGCGTACGTGAACTTTCATGCACGCTTTGCATGCGTAATTCAAACCTGTGGTTTGGTATTTGTTTTTGTTAAACAAAGCGGGAGCCTTCCACTCTCGGCACTTGCTGCACCGATAGCGTCCTTGCTCATCTGTGGCCTTTGGTACTCGGCCCCAGTCACGTTTTGTGTTTAGCATGCCCATGCCCGCAGGCTTTTGTTGATACGAGAGTTCGGATCTTTAGCCGTCTTCTCGCTGGTCAGCTTGTTCTTCATTCCCTGCATGCGGCTGCAGAATGACTTCTTGCGAGGACCGCCCTCGGGTTGAGGGGCCTTCAGCCCAGGCTTGCCAGGATTAGCCTTGTTGTAGGAAGCCCGCCCTTTGGCGTTGAGGCCACCAGCCTCAGACTTGCCTTCCTTGCGCTGCCACGCTGGGGACTTAGCCATTCTTGCCTCAGTCGTCAAAGATGTAGATGGGCTTGGAGGAGGACACCACCAAAGTGCCTACGTAAACCCCGCCTGGGCCATACACCACGCCCAATCGCACATCTGCAGGGCTCGGGTACAACTGCCCTGTTACCAGGGTAGCAGGTTCCCCCGTGAGTGTAAATGCCCCAGCAGCGGCCTGCAAGGCCAACGAGCGAGAAAGTGTTGCCTCAAGTCCCGTGGCGTAATCCGGGTCTACATACCCTGGCTCAACGTAAAGATCGTCTGGCGCGTTGGAGAACACTCCCGCCGCAGCTATGAGCCCTCGCGTGCGCGAGAAGTCTGCATCCTGCCCTGCGTAGGAGAAGCTGCCCGCCTCGGCGTTAAACGAGATGCCCAGGATCAGCGTGGTGTTCTGCCCGATGTAATCGAACGAACCCGCCTCAGCGTTGAAGCTGAATGATCGAGCCAGCGTGGCATCTTGCCCCGTAATCCCGAACGTCCCAGCCTCTGCGCTGATGACCTCATCCTCGATGAGGTTCGCATCCTGCCCCGTGATGCCAAAGACACCCGCCTCGGCGTTCAGCGCAAGGCCAACAGCAAGCTCTGCGTTCTGGCCGGTGTATATGTAGCTGCCTGCCTCAGCATTGAAACTCAAAGACCGGGCAAAGGTCGCGTCTTGACCTGTGTAGCTGAACGTCCCTGCGTTGGCGTCAAAGATGTAGACGTTCTGAAGCTGGAGAGTGGCTTCTTGGCCTACATAGCTAAACGAACCCGCCTCGGCATTGAGACTGAACGTGCGGTTGAGCGTTGCATCCTGCCCGGTGTAGTTAAACGTCCCGGACTCTGCGTTAAATGCCGCGCTTTGGGTAAGCGTTGCATCCTGTCCGGTGTAGCTGAAACTACCTGCTTCTGCGTTAAAACTGCGCGTGCGGGCGAGAGTCGCGGCTTGTCCGGTGTAGCTAAAGCTGCCAGCTTCCGCGTTGACACTGCGGGCCGTTGCAAGTGTTGCGGCTTGTCCGGTGTAGTTAAACGATCCGGCTGCAGCGTTAACGTTGCGAGATACCTGCAGCGTTGCAGCTTGGCCGTTGTATGAGAACCCGCCAGCCTCCGCATTGACTGCACGACCTACGGACAGCGTTGCAGCCTGCCCGGTGTAGCTAAAAGCCCCGACTTCAGCGTTAATTTCTTTGGCTGCTGCGGTAACCGTTAGCGTGGCGTCTTCGCCCGTGTAGCTGAATGCGCCTGCTTCGGCGTTGACGTTGCGGTTGTCAGCCAGCGTTGCAGCTTGACCGGTGATCGTGAAGCTGGTGGACGCCGCATCAAGCGTAAGTGCCTGAGCCTCGCGCACGCGCAGCAAAACCACCGGGCCGCGCACGTTGGTGCGAGTGCCGCCGACCGTGACCGAAACTGTAGGCGCCGCCGTGCTGCTGCCAGCCGTGACCAAGGCCCTGGCGCTGTAGCCGCCGATGTCGTTGCCGGTGGTGCTATCTGGCTCATTCATTTCCACGGCAGCGGCGAACGTCGCGCCTGTGGCCGTGATTGACTGTGCCGAGAACTGAGACGGCGTGTTTACGTCGGTCGGGATACACATCGCCCAGATGGCGAGGTCCCCTGATTGGAAGTTTGTCGCAGTCGCGCCGTTGGTGAGCGCAATGCTCATCGGGCTCGTTGGCGTCGTCGTGCGCTGCCCGTCCGCGCTGCCGTAGCTCAGTGCCCCGCCGCCCGTGGGGATGCGGACAATGAAAGCCCAAGAGATGTTGTTCTGCGCCAGCGTGACCGCACGGGTGCCTGTTTGCCCTGCAACCGGCGCATTCCACGAATAGACGCGCAGGTTGGTGTTTCCGGTGTCCGCGCCCAGCGTGGTGCCGTAGCCGCCCGCTGCTAGCAGCTCCTCACGCAGCGTCCAGCCCGCAGGCGTGGTGACCGTGCCGCCGTTGGCCGTGCTCGGCTTTTGACCGACGAACAGCAGCACGGCATCCGTGGCAAGAATGCCTGCCGGATACGCTGGGGATACGCTGGTGCCGTTGTTTGCCGAATAGGCGGCTGCGGCTGCTACTGGGGTGCCGAGTGCCACGGCTTACCCCTTTACGGTTGGTAGTTCGGGAGGCCGAACTTGTTGCGCTGGTAGAAGAACAAGAACTGCAGGATGTAGACCTTCTCTTCAAAGGTGTCTAGCACGTTCGTTCCGTCGCGGAAGAACCTATTCACCAGCGTGGTATTCGGTGCCCAACTTGAGTCATAAAACTCTGCTTGGCTGTACAACTGATAGCACTTGTACGGTGTGCCATCGACCGAAGCACCTTGACCACCAGACAAAGTTGCCGCACCAAACGCAGACCCCGGTGTACCGAAGCTCGACTCACGCCTGAACCTGACATTGCCCGTGGCCGTGGTATTGCCCACCGCCCATGTGATGCCAAACCGCACGCCAGTCCCCGGTGCCCAATCGTAAGGCAACGTAAAGTTGGCGTAAGACTCCATCGTCTGGTCAGGGTAATACGCCCAGGCATTTAACCCGCCATTCCATGCCTCAAGTTCAGGCGTGGACGGCACGCCGTACAACACCGATGGCGCAACAGCCACAGACTGCCATGCTTGATCGGTGCGTCCTGCAAGGTCGGAAAAGTTGCCGTCCTCCTCTGCAAATGTCAGAGGAGAACCCTTGACCAGTCGATAGACAATGGGCATTTACTGCCCCTTATCACGACAGCGTAAAGATCGCGCCAGGGGTGGTGTTAGAGAACTTGACCGTGAAGGTTTCCGTGTCTGCCAACGTCACGGCAGAACCGTAATCCCACCACCCCACCAGCGGCTTGTTTACCGGAGTGGTCGTCGTGTCGTTGTACAACACAACATACCGGAAAGGGCCGATGGATCCGCCAGCGGCAGTAAACACTACCTGCGTGCCAGAGACGGTCGTCGTGCCGGAAGTCTCACTCAACGTGATCGTGGTAGCAGTACCACCAGCGGTGTAGCCGCTGCCAGCGTAGATTTCCGTTATGTTGGCAAATGCCGTGTTGGTAGCCACGGGAGCCACGTTACTCAACGCCACCTTGTAGGTGTCGGTTCCAAAGTTCTGAGCACCACGAGTAAGCTGCTCAGAGAAGTCTTGAAACTTGTTAAAGGTTGCCATGTCAAACCTCTTCTAGAAGAGCAGTTACAGCCACTTCAGCCGCTTCGCTCAGGTCAATAATCAGAGCACCATTTACAGGCCCTGTCACAAGCTGCCGCTTGCTGAGCGCATAAACACGATACTTCTCTTGTGCACCAAGAAACACCTTGATGAGTGGAGAAGCCGACGAGCCTGGGTCGTTGAGCGCATAGATCCACCGCAGTCTCACCCGGCGACCCGCTGCAGGGGTGTAAACCGTCGTACTACCAGACGCCGTAACAGTTGCAACCACATGGGTGTACTCCTGTTCTCCGCTATCTTGTACGTGGCTTACACCGCTTAAGCTGCTCACGGTTTACCCAAGTTTTGCCCGCAAGGATTCCAACGCCTTCTCAGCAGTTGCCTGCCGCTTTTCCAAGGCAATGATCGTGGCTTCTAGCTCAGCAACCTTTGCTTCGCGGGGTGCAACAGCATCAGCAAGCACCTGTGCAATCTCTGCATCGAGCTTTGCAATGCGGCCTTCACGCTCAGCTACTTGTTTGCTCAGGGCGTCTGCTTTGGCTTGCGCACTGGCAGCAGCAGCGTTAGCGTTGTCCATCGCATCAGCGCGAACCTTAGCCGCAGCTTCTTGTGCAGAGGCTACATCAGCCACAGCCTTCTCAACAGAAGCGTTGTGCGCCTCGATACGCTTGTCCGCTTCAGCGTAAGCATTCTCGATGTCTGCGACGGCCTTGTCGTACTCTTTCTGCTTAGAAGCGATCCACCGATCCATATCGGCTTTCTTTGCTTCAAGCTCCATGACAGCGGGGATAGCCTTCATAACAGGCTCCCACATATCTTGGAACTTTCGCAGTGCAGCAATATCAATAGCCATACTTTACCTCCCAGGCATACCGGCTTGGATGACCGTCATGGTGGCCGTACCACTTGAGTACGTAGTCACATTCAGGCGCATTGCCGTCACCGGGAACGAGTAATTACCGTCCAGAGATGTCGTCTTTGCTGACAAACCTGCATTGGAAAACCACGTAGCCGTAGACGGATCAAACCCTTCAGCCTGTACGTTATCAAACGTATGCTCTACAGAGTATGTCAATGACGCCCCAACAGAGAGCGTCACGCCAATACTCACATTGAACGGGACTTGATAGGTGTCCAGAGGGATGACTCTGGACGCCGTCTGCCCGCTAACTGCCACTCTTATTGGACGCATTACGCACTCCTTAAAAGAAGGGGGCCGGAGCCCCCGTCATCAGTTCTGGAACGCGGTGGGAACTTGTGCGCCGTTGTCAGCACGCTGGATGTACTCAATCGTCACCACAGCCACCCCAGCGGTAGGATTACCGCCAGTAGCGGTAAAAGTTCCAGTTACCGTCACATCAGCCGTGCCAATGTTGTCAGTGGCCGAAGAAACCAGCGCGGCGTCCAGCGTGGCGCGAACCGCTTGAGCAGTCGTCAGGCCAATCGCGGCAGTAGTCTGGTATGCGGTGGCAGACCCTGCGTTGCCAAACGTCACGGCTACAGCAGAAACCGAACCGCCAGAGATGGCAGTGGTCTTCTCTACGTTGAACCGCAGAATCTTGGACCCAGCAGGCAAGTTGAAAAGATTCACAGCAGACGGCGAAGTCGTCATGGCCGAGAACGGCACATTGACAGATTGCGTCAACAGGGGCAAGCCGGTGTTGGTTGCGGAACCGTAACGCTGAGTGCCCGAGCGTACCGGGCCAGAGAAAGTCGAGAAGCTCATGGCTATTCCTCAAATCTGCGCCCGTCGTCTCTGAGGAGAAGTCTGCCGAGTCAGTCGGCGGGCTGTGGTGAAGCTCGGTTTGTAAGAGGGTAGCACAGGGGCGGGGCGAGGTCAAGCGTAAACGAATACGAGCCCAACAAACTTGCCCTTGGTAATGGGCTTGCCAGCAACAAGAGCCCGCCGCAGTGTGGGCATGGTCATTTGGTAGTGCGTGAGCACAGCAGTCAGGCTGTCAAATATTTGGCCCGAGGTCTGCTCCAGTACTTGTTTACGCAGCTTCTGTTTGGCTTCTTCGGTGTGGGTGCGACCTAGCCAGTGCATGTGACTGCGCCCTGCTTCAATATTTGCACGGATCTTGACTTTCCCGGCTTCTGAGACTTTTCGGCCTGGGCCTTTGGGTTTACCACGCTGGGTGTCGCCAATCTTTTGCCGTACTTCCTCGCTGACGGTCTGACCGTAGCGGTAATGATCTTCGCCTGCAGCTTTACCTTTACGGCTGGCACTAACTTTAGCCTTGGAGGCTTCTGTATGTGCAATACCAGTACGCATGCCAATAGCGTCGGTGTTGATGTTGTAACAGTTTTCCTGCCCCACCACTTTGTGCAAGTATGTGTTTTCAACATCAAAAGCGTTCCTGTCTGGCGCAATCTCCTCAATGACCTCAAACACAAACATTTCTTCGCCGTACTTGTTCCACGCAGCTTGTAGGCGCGGGTTCTTATGCTCGTTGCGGCGCAGCGCGTACTTGTGCTGCCACTCCCTGCGGGCAAAGCTTTCGGCGCTTCCGATGTAGAACTTGCCATTTGCCATGTTGGTGATGCGGTAGATGACAGCCATGATACAAAGCTCTGGAAGTTGCGATGGAGATCAGTGTAGCTTCCTTTGCTTTGTAACGCAAGAGGCAAAGAAAAAGGCCCCGAAGGGCCTCTAAGTGCTTGATTTACAAGGACTTTTTGGTCAAGCCCCAGGGCTGCCCCAGGCTCCCAACGGGTCCGAAACGCCAAAGCTGTACCGCTCTCGCGCCTTGTACCTGTTGTTCCCGGTATCAAAGTCGGTGTCCATCGAGGTTGCCAGCGGCACGCGAACAAAGTGCTTCAGGCCGTTGGGCACATCCGTGGTCAGGAACCACGCATTGCTGTCGGTCAAGAAGTGGTTGATCGTGTAGCCTTCCGGGATCGAACCGTTGTTCTTCAGAGCGTTGATGTCGTTGTCGGTGGTGCCGACTCGCTGCGACGTTTCCAGCAGTCGGGTTGCGACAAACTGGAGGGCCGGAGGAACGATCAGCTTGCGGGGCTTGGCAGCAATCAGCAGACCGCGCTCATCCGTCCAAGCAGCGATCTGGATCACAGCCGCTTCAAGGGACGTTTCGTTCAGGTCTGCAGCCGTCGTGGGACGGTTGCTGTTGGTGCCACCGGAGACCAGCGGGTGAGCAGTCGAGAACAGGGCTTGCCCGTCGCCGTAAACAACAGCGGCAGAGAAACCATTGTTCAGGATCGCAGCAGCCTTCACCTGCTTGGTGTAGGCCATACCACGGGCCAGAGCCTTCGTATAACGAGCCGAGAGGCTGTCATACAGGTTGTCTTCCATTGCCTCTTCGGTGATGGAGAAGCCGTAAGCAATGGTTTCGTGGTTGTAACGAGCGGTCCAGGCTTCCTGCGCATTGTCATACGCGATGGCTGCACCTTCGTTCTTCACCGGGGCTGCGGAGAAACCAGAGAGCTTGGTTTCTTCTTCGAACGAACGCTCGGAGGTCTCCGTCTCGTAGATCTCCTTGTGCTCTTCGCCGTAGCGCTTGTACTCCATGCCGAACAGGGCGTTCAGACCGGGCAGGAGTTCCTTCAGTAGTTGGGCACGTGAAATTGCCATTTTGAGTTACTCCTTAAGCAACGTAGTAGCGATGAGCGCCGAAGGTGATCTTGACGAGCACTTCTTGGCT